AGATTGGCTGTGGCATTGGGTTTGGTCAAAGCTGTTTGGTTTGTTTCTTGCATTTCTTTGCTTGGTTTGGCTGTTGGCTTTATCCAGTGCTTTATTACTTATTAGGGGTTAATTGGTATATGGGGATATTGGGGGATAAAAAGGGCTGTAACGATATTTTATTTTGTGTTACGAAACACATTTTATATATTTGCGTAACAACATATTTTTTATGAAAAACATATCTTCAAAAGTGTACATTTACTCATTAAGTGATTTAGATGGAAATGTATTTTATGTAGGACAATCAAAAAATCCATATAGTAGATTGGGTGGTCATATATCTAATAGTCATTTACTTAAGAATGGCAAAGATGAAATTATTGCAAAAATATTCAATAGTGGACATTTCCCTAAATTAGATATATTAGAACAAATAGATGTTGATATAAACAACAAAAAATCTATTTTTAATGTAAGTGATAGAGAATGTTATTGGATAAGCAAGTTCCCAAATTTATCAAATATTCAAAAAAGAATTGTGAAATTAAAACCAGAAGAATTGCCACCAAAAGCATCAAGATGTATCTATTGCAATGAAAAGATGCAAAAAGAAACATCTAAAAAGAGATTTTGCTCCGACAAATGTAGGGTATATTGGCACAGGAAGTACCCAAAAGGTAATACCATTTCTCCGCTAGAATTAGCCTCAAAATTTGAGGTTCGTTCCAAAATGGAACAAGAGCCTATAAAAGAAAATAAAGTGCCTAAAAATGAACCTAAAGAAGGAACTTTGGCCTGGTTCATGAAAAATTCTTAAAATTAATAAAAATATGAAAAAATTACTTATAAGTTTTAGTGGAGGAAGGACATCTGGATATATGCTATGGTATCTTTTTAACGAATGGCCAGAAAGAAATCAATATGAAAAAATTGTTGTTTTTGCAAACACTGGCAAAGAAGCTGAAAAAACATTGTTTTTTGTAGATGAATGTTCTCAAGAGTGGAACATACCTATTATTTGGGTAGAATCTGAAAGATTTTCTGATGAAGGAGAGCTTTTATCAAAAAAAGGATATAAAACATCTCATAAAGTTGTTACTTATGAAACAGCAAGTAGAAAAGGTGAACCATTTGAAAAAATGATTTCTGTTTTGGGTGTTCCTGCATCTGGAGTGCCTTTTTGCAGCAATCAATTAAAAACAAAACCAATTGAAAGTTACTTAAAATCAATAGGTTGGAGTGATTATTATAAAGCTTTAGGCATTAGAATTGATGAACCAAAAAGAGTTAACAAAAATAATGATAAGCTTATTTATCCATTTGTAGATTATCCAGTTACAAAACAAATGGTAAAAGAATGGTGGGATAAGCAATCTTTTGATTTAGATATACATCCAGATGAAGGTAATTGTGATAATTGTTGGAAAAAAGACTTTCCTAGATTGGCAAGAAATATGTTAAGAAACCCAAAAAGCTTTGAGTGGTGGAAAGAAATGGAAAGAAAATATGGAGATTTTAATCCAAGAGATAACGAAAGAGTGCCTCCTTTTAATTTTTATAGAGAAAACAAATCTGTTCTTGACATAAGAAAAATGGCAGAAATGAGTCAGGCTGAGTTAAAACAATTAACAATGTTTGATACATTAGATGGATGCTCTGAAAGTTGCGAAGCATTTTAAATAAAAATTCGTAAATTAGCATAAAATTATCAATATGTCAACTGAAAAAAACTTTTCATATTTTGTTTCTTATTTAAAAGATTCTTTTGATCAAGCTGTAGTTTGGCACCATCAAACAGACTCTCATGCTATGCATAAAGCATTAAATCATTTTTATGATGAAATTTTAGAATTAACTGATGGCTTAGTAGAAAGTGTTAGTGGAATACATGGCAGACCTAAAAAATATCAAATAGATAGTCCAGAGGATTATGAAAATTATGAACAAGTTGTAAATTATTTTAAATCATGCTATGATATGATTGAAAAAGAAAGAAAAGATATTTATCAAGAAAGTTGGATTCAAAACCAAGTAGATGAAATTGCTCAATTATTTGCAGAAACATTATACCTTTTAAGTTTAAAATAATGAATAAATTAAAATTAATGAAAAGAGCTGATGGCTCTTATTCAAGACATGGTCTTTGGGATTCTATTCGTGAAAATAAAGGAAGTGGTAAAAAACCATCTCCTGAAATGTTAAAACAAGAGAAAAAAATTAAAGCACAAGAAAAAAAATAGTTATGTCTGAAGCTTGGGAAAGAAAAGAAGGCAAGAATCCTGCTGGTGGGTTAAACCAAAAAGGTAGAGATTCATACAATAGTGCACATGGTGGCCATTTAAAAGCTCCTGTTAAAGGTGGAACTAATCCTAGAAGAGTTTCATTTGCTGCAAGATTTGCAGGCATGAAGGGGGCAATGAAGAAACCTAATGGCGAACCGACAAGGAAAGCATTAGCATTGAGAGCATGGGGATTTAGAAGTGTTGAATCTGCTCGTAATTTTGCAAACACACATAAGAAGTCATGAGCAAGTTAAGCATAATGATGAAAGTTAAGGAAGATGCACCAAAAGTTGCACCTATCCGTATTGATGATACTGAAATATATGAGCATGGTGAAGATGATGCTACTGCTAAAGGTTTAGAAAATGGAGTAACTGCAACAAATCTAACCCAAAGGGGTAAAAAGTATGCAGAAGAAATTGGAGAACATGCTAAAGATGCTGGTAAAAAGAAAATAGTTAGTAGTAAAGTTAAAAGAGCTGTTGAAACTGCTGCTATAATTGCTAAAAAAGCTGGTATTCTACACATAACAAATGAATTACTTAGTACTTGGAATATTGGTAATTATGAAGGAAAAAAATCTGGATCATTTATAGAAAAAGAATGGATATTAAAACCAAATGAAGCTCCAAAAGGTGGAGAAAGTTTTAATTCATTTAAAAATAGAATGGTAAAAGCATATAAATATGCTGTAGATGCACCAAAAACAGAACAAATTATTACACATAGTAAAGTTACTAGAGCATTTAAAGCTTTAAGAGATAATAAAGGAGTTTGGAATGATAAGACAACTAAAGATTTTTTATCCTTAAAAGGAAATTAAACTTGTTTTTTTTCATACGGTTTATGGTTAATAAGCAATCGTTTACCCCCCTGAGTTTCTACTTGGGGGTTTTTTTATCCTTATCATCTATGTCTATATTACCTATATCATATCCTATAAATGCAGCAATAGCCATTAAAACAAATATAACTATGTATATCATAAAATTATTTTAATTCCCCCCATTGATTTGCCATAGCATTTGCAATTCCAGGAAATGTTTTACTTCTTAATGTTCTTCTTTCAGCAGGTGTTTTGGCTTTTGCTAAAGCATCAGCATACCACTTAGGATGAGATTTACCACTTTTAAAAACTGTTCTTTCACCCCTGCCTACTATTTCAGTTGGAATTAAATGTGGCACATTTTTTAACCATAAACATGTTGTTTTAGTGGCTTCATCACCAAACATATATGGCTGTATTATCTGATCTGGCTTTCTTATTTTGCTTGATATAACACTAATGGGATTTTCTATTACAATTTTATCAATTGGTACATTCATTAATTTTTCAACAAATTCAAGTGCCATACATTGCTCTCTCTCTCTCTCTACATTAATTGTGCCATCTTTATTATACAACCATCTTGCTCCGCTTACTGATAAAAAAGTACATGGTGGATGAGCAATCATCATATCCCAACCTTTGTCAATAACCTCAAAAACATCTTGTTGAAAATGCCATTCAGGATGCCCGCCAGAACAAGGTAATAAATCGCAACTATACGCTTCATGTCCCAATAATCTAAAGGCCTTAGTAACAGCTTGGCTTTCTTCACAAGCAATTAATATTTTCATAGCTATTATTTTTAATATCTTTCAAAAAGAAATTTACCATGATATGGAAAAACTTTAACTATGCCATAATTCATAGCAATCCCTTGATTATATGCTATGATTTGTTTGTGCATATTTTTTAATTCTTCTCTAAATTCTTCGATGTTTTTATTCCCTTTATAAAATTTACATTCATAACAGCAAGGCATAAAATTATCAAATGAATCTACATTTGGTATCATATGATCCACTTGCATATTTTCTAATGTTATTCTTTGTCCACAATAAGCACAAAGACCATTTAATTCTAACTTTTCAAATACTTTTTGTTTATCTATTTCCATAATTATTCGTTTTCTGGTTCTTCTAATAATTTTCTACCTGCATCTGACAATGGTCTAGAAAATAATCTTACTTTTTTACCTGTTGTTGGATCTTGAAACATTACACCACCATCTATTACTGGGGTAATTTTTATTTCCATAAATCCGTCTGAATTTTCTGTTGCTGCAATTACATGTATTTCATCATTATCAAATTGCATGCAGAAATCTGCTCCTTCAAATACGTTTGACATATTATTTTGTTTTATAGTTTTCATTGAAATATTCTTCTGCATCAGCTTTCCAGTTGGCACCATTAGCCCATCCACTTCTAAATGCTTTTACTATTTGATCATGTTCTTTTTTAAGTAAATCTAATGATTCAATATCATGCAATGTATTAGCATTTAATACTGGATTTACTTTTAATTTCTCTATTAATTCTTCTATTGGTGTCATGGCATATATTTAATATCTAATATTTTAATTTCTTCTCCAGCTAACATAGCATCTATTGTATCTTCAATCATTTCTCTTTGCTCTGGTGATAATAAAGCAACCTTTTCTAAGATTGCTGGTACTGCAAAAACATCACTTACTATTTCTTTACGAATGCCAGTTCTCACTTCTTCTGTTATAGATGGTATAGAAACAATATCTACAAATATCCAACTAATTTTATCAATATATCTCTTAAATAATTTTGATCCTGCGGAATCTGGATATTGTCTAATAAAATCTTCAAATTGATCCTTAGCCATTCTTAAATTCTGTATAGCACCTATTATATTTGCTCCTCTCACTTTATTCTATTTTTTATTATTTTAATGTAATTTTCATCAATTTCATAACCAATATATTTATAACCTAAATCATTAGCTACTTTTAATGTAGTTCCGCTTCCTGCAAATGGATCAATTATTAAATCTTCATATTTTGCTGTAGTTAAAATTATTCTTTTTATTATCTCTTCTGGTATTTGACATGGGTGTTCCGTTTTTTCTTTAGATACATTTTTAACTTGTTGAATTTCCCACCAATCGTAAAGCTTTGCTCCTGTTTTACCTTTTTCTATCAATGCTTTTACTCTTTTATCATTTGGATTTTTATAAGGTTGTGTTACTTTTGAAAAGTCTGGTTTACACCCCCACCAGCTTATTAGCCTACTTTGCTTACCAGTATTAGAATTATATACCCATGTTACTACCTGTTCACATTTACCAAATATTAATGGTAAAATATTTATAGTTTCTTCTGGATAATGTATAATAACACATGGTTTTTTAATATGACTTAATAATTTTATATAATCATATTGAGATAAATTATCAGCATAAGTATCGTAATGATAATTTTGATTATAAGGAGGATCTGTTATAGTTAATCCAACTGGATATTCTTCAGTTGTAAAATCTTTATTTAATATCACTTATTAAAATTTAAATGTTTTTCTTCAATTTCCGATAAAAATTCTCTTGCTTTTTCAACCTTATGTTGTATTCTTAAAATATCATCTTCATTTCTATCAATATTATACATTAAAATTCTTTCTTCAATATCAATATCATCAAATGTCATATTTAATTCTAGCTTCATAGCTTCATATATAAATTCAGGACTTTCTTCTGATATTACATTCATGTTTTTAAGTAAATAATATTTTTCTTGTTCTATAATTGAATCAGGAGTATTTACTAAACAATATGCAATAGTAGCTTTATTCTTGTTTGTAAGCCACATATAGCTTTGCATTTGCCAGTAATATAAATTATCTAACTTATCAGGCAAGTTGCCCATAAATGTCCATAAATCATAACTAGACTTAATATCAATAATACCTTCATCAATAATGTCTGGGTGTCCTGATATGTAATCATTAGTAAATCTTTGTTCATTTTTAAAAAATCGTTTCTTTAAATACAATGATAAAAGATTAATTGACTCTTGTTCTACCTCAACACCTTTACGCATTTGTTTTGTTTGTATGTCTTTTTTACGGCCATACTTTTCTGCTATATAAACATCTAATAAATGTTTTTGTGCAGTCTTAGAAAGCAATCCAGCTTCTTTATCAGCTTTAGTTACAGGTTCAGTCATTAGATAACCAATTGATGATGATCTAAATAGAGTTTTTGAAAATTTCATAGTTATAGAGTATTTAGTTTTGCGGAATAAGCAGAATATATTAAAGGATCTGTTTTAGCCATTAATTCCCAGGCTTTTAATTCTTTAACTGATTTACATTCTTTAATAAATTGAATTGCTTTATCAGCTAATGATTGCTTTGACTGAGTCTTAATAATTTCTACAGGTTCTTCATTAGAATCATCATGTAAATGTCCTAATGATCTTAATCTTTTTACATTTTCTTTGTGGTATTCTTCTACTAATTCTCTAGCAGCATCTAATGCTTTGCCAGCAGATTCACCTTGATTAAGGGCAAATTCAACACCAATTTTTTCAGAAGAATAATTACCTAAGTTAAAAGTTCTAGTGTAGTTAATAGTTTGTATATGCATAGTTTTGAGTTTATTTTATTCTATTTACAATTGTAATATCACCATCTGATTTAATTTTAAATTGTTTATTTTGATGCTCTACTTTCTTTTTTAAATTAGAAACCATAACCATTACAGATGTATATGGATTATCTAATCTAATGTTTTCTCCTAATTTTAGTTCAGCAACCTTACTTGATACTGAATCTGGACTTATACTTCTTGCCATGTTTTATATATTTTTAAACAAAATTAATTTAATTAATTTAATTAAAAAAATAAATTATTAATTTAATTAAATTTTTATTTAAACTATGGTATTTTTATTTACTCATTGTATTGAGTAATTTTACTCAATGTTTACTAATAGCAAACTTTCAGTAGTATTACTACCTAATTTGTAAAGCAATAGCCTTACTTTATATCAATTTTTGTCAAGTTTTACCATTACTTTGTAACATTTAATATCCCATATATGTCACAAATATTGCTAAAATTGTGACATTTATAAACACTTATTACAAAAACCCCCTACTTCTTTAAGGCAGGGGGTAAAACTACTAAATCTACTAAACTATGATAACTGCCGTAAAAATACAAATTATTTATTAATAAATTTCTTTTTTACCAAGTTTAACTTAGCTCTATATTCCAAAACTAAGCTTTTAAGCTCATCTCTAGTAGGTCTAACCGTTTGTCTTGCTGTTTCTCTAAGATATTCAACCAATGATCCATTTTCTTGATCTAATTTATATTCAAATTCTTCAATATTTCCAGTTTTAAAGTAATTACATTCCATACATTGTGGTCTGCAGTTTTGCTCCATCCATCTAGTTACCAGATTGGTTCTTCCCATGAAATGTCCACATTGTATCTCAGCTATAGTATGTTTATTACCACATGTATAACATTCAACTATACCATTTTTATCTGCATGTTTATTTCTTATGTATTGGCTAAATACATGGTCTAAGTCTTGTACTAAATTCTGAAAACTTTCTGAATCATCTTCAAATTCTTCCATTCTTTTTTGAGTAGAAGCTATAGTAGCACATTGCTTACACATTTTTTTAGAAAAGTGATAATCTATATTACCACAATTAACACATCTTTTTTTCTTTACTATTATTGTACTATTGTATGCCATTTATTCTAAAATTTAAAGGTATATTATCTTCATCCATAAAATTATTACAAACATCTATTGCTAATTTATAATATTCGGCTGTATCAATATTAGATTTTGTTGCCATTTTATCTATTCTACAAATGTCTGGTCTTTCATTGTAAACACTACATTTATCGTCAATAAGCATTTCACAAACACCATCATTAATTGTATTATAAGGAAATTCTTCTAAGGTTAAAAATTGCTTAACCATTCCAATCCTTTTACAACAACACCCACATCCAGTACAAGGGAATATCATATTTTTTCAAGTGCGTTTTTTACATTACACCAATAAAACAATTCATCTGGATCTTTACTTTTTAATTCAATTTCTTTTTGTACATAAGCAATAGCTTTATCTTTTGCTATTATTATTCTATTTTCAAAATCTGTTACTCTATCTTTTAAAAAGAAATTAACATATAGTTTAATTGCTTTTGTTTGATATGCTTCCATTATTCTTTTAATTTATGCAACTTCCCATTTATAAATCTAAATTTACCAACATACTTCCCTTCTTTCCATACTTCGATAACCATATCTAATCTCTTAGCCATATCGTATATTAATTCTCTATTTTCCATTATAATTTTTCTATTTCTTTTTTAACTTCTTCCCAATAATGATTAAAAGGTGTACCATATATAGACATCATATCAAATTGAAATTGACTTAACAATATCTCATCTACTGCTATTAATGCACATTGTTTAGCTATATCATATCTGTTAGCATACATATCATGTTTATTTAATTCAATATGATATTTACTTACTAATTCCTGTGCTTTTTCTTTTGGTGTCATAATTGGCTTTTAATTATTCTATTTATAATTTCTTTTACTATTTCCCAAATTAATATAATGATTATTATATTCATAGGTTATTTATTTTGGTTAAGCAATTCTATATCCAACATAATCGCATTTATCACAATGAATGTTTTTTTGTGAGGGAAATGATGTTAAAGTAATCATTGGTCTTGTGTCTAATAATTCATTACCACATTTAGGACAAGCTATACCATTTTTTATAGGATTATTATTATTTAATCCATATTGTAATACACTTGCTTCTGAATTATGCTTTGATAAATCTTTTAATTTTTTCATAGGTTATTTGTTTTGGTTAAGCGTACCATTTATTAATATTTTTCCATAAATCAACCGTTTCTTCGTGTCCATACTCAATAAGTATATTACATAAAATCAAATCTGCTTCAGCATGGGCAATTTCAGTATCACCATTATTTGCTAATTCTCTAAGTTTATTATTTTGCTCTTTTATAAACTTTTCTTTTTTTAATTGGTATTCTGTTTTCATAGGTTATTTGTTTAATCTAAAAATATTTTTAATGTTCTACCTCCATCCCGAAATGATAATTCAACTGAATTAAAATCACCCAATTCTTTGTATAGTGTTAATAATCTACCAATAGGTTTATCATTTTTAGCGTGGTTTATTACCTCTACTCTTGTTATTGGTGTTGGTACTGGTTGCTCTTCCATTTTGTCTTTGTTCATAGGTTATTTGTTTTGGTTATAGGTTTTGTTGTAGTATTCCTCTGAATCAAGCCATTTGCTACTATTATATTTACCATCTACAAAAGTCATATCTATTATCTTTTTTTCTTTTTCAAGTGCTTTTTTAGACATTGCTAATGCATTACAATTAGAGTGATGCATACCATTTAGTACATCTCTTGGTATATGTCCTTTTTTACAATCTTCAGGATATTCGCTAATTTGTTTTTCAAAGTACTCAATTAATGATTGAATTGCTGTTTTCATAGGTTATTTGTTTTGGTTTAAAAAAGTGCCTGTCTTTCCAGGCTGTCAGAGTGTTGATGAGGCACTCATTCAAGTAGTGAATAATTGTAAAAATGCTACTTGGTATTTACTATTTCAATTAATTTTTTAAGACAAGCAAGTTCTGCTTCTTCGTAGGTAGGATAAGATGGGTTGCCAAAATCATATTCTTCGGGTGTATCATCATAAGTATCAAAATCCCATCGATTAGTATC